TCTATGCTCAAGATCTTAAACCTATTAACTTAGGTGAGCCATATGGGCAGGATTTTCCTGTATATCCAGGCGAAACTGTCATAATACAAGCTCCACCTGCTAGTATGAAGACTATGTTGTTACAAAACTGGGCTAATTACTTCAAGAAACAAACTTATTTTGTAGAAATGGAGATGTCACCAAGACAAATATGGTCTAGATTTGTACAAATAGAGATGGGTTGGGATGAAAAACAACTATCTGAGCACTATAAACAAATGAAAAATGGTATGGATAAAAGATTCGAATGGCTAACAGTAGATTATTCTGCGCCATATGCACATGAATTAGAGACAAGAATCACTAGCCTACCTATCAAGCCAGAAATAGTAATTGTTGACCATTTGGGCCTATTTAAGAGCAAACAAAAGGATAACAATATGAAAGTTGAGGAAGCATCTCAAGCTATTATGGAACTTGCAGTAAGACAAAACGTAATTGTATTTGCTGTTAGTGAGGTAAGTAAAGCAGCTTTCAAAGAAGGTATGGACATATCTTCATCTAGAGGCTCATTTAGAGTCGCTTATAATGCTAATAAAGTAATATCTATTAATCCATTTAAGAATAAAGAAACAGGTCTTGTTGAACTGTTAGATATTAAATGTGATAAGAATAGAGAAAAAGAGCATTTACAAGCACGTCTGGCTGTTAACAATGTAAGAATAGAAAAAGCAAGTTAGGAGAACTATGTACTATAATACTAATGATGAAACAGGGGAAACTCTGCAAAGTAGTAGGAATGCTGCAATGAAACAAGAAGATCAAATTCTTGGTATATTTCAAGCATTTCCAAATGAAGGTCTTACACCATTTGATATTGAAGATTTTGCACATGATCAAGAGGTTAACTGGCCTATAACAAGTATTAGAAGAGCTATTACAGACTTAACTAATGCTGGTAAATTAACTAAAACTAACACTATGAAGCTAGGTAGATACGGTAAACACGTACATACTTGGAAATTAGTGTAAATAATTAGGGTGTAATGTTTGTCGGGACTAAGATGTAGTAAAAAGCAAATTAACAAATTAGTTGGCAATACTAGGTTACATTGCACCCTATAAATTAAGGAGGCTATAATGGCTAAAAAAGAAACTAAAGACTCTATGGATATGGTATTAGATTTAATAGATACTGTTAATGAAAGTATTAAAAACATTCATGATAGAGTAGACAATCTTCAAAAACAAACAGATAAATTAATTGAAGCTTCTAATTTAAGCTCAGAATTAAATAAAGGTCAAAATGAAATTAATGATGAGTTTATAAAAATGGTTAATAGAATGGCTAAAAGGATGGGTATGGAATAATGAGTGCGCCTAATAAAAAACCAACCATGATGGAAATGAAAAATGCAGTTACTAATGTTATAAGACATGTTGATCAATTATATCAATACGTTCAATCTTTAGATTTAACATTATCAGAATACATCAAATTTAAATCAGATGAAACTAAGTTTAATGATCATTGTAAAAATATTGTAGAAAAACAAAAAAAAGAGGACACTAAAGATGAGTTGGTTTTGTCAAACGAAAGAAGCTCAACAACAGATGAAAATCTGTAATGCTAACAAATGTCCAGGCTGCGAAAAATGTATCTGGATAGAAGAATCAGCAAATGCTATGGCAGAATATGGTACTGTTATAGAACCAGAAGTTGATGAACATCCATTACTAGATTATGTAATAGAGAAATTTAATGGCCGCATTGTTAGTTAGTTGTAATAAATGTAAAATCTTGTGCAATCCTGTGTATGAGTTGAGTACACTACGTAGTCAATTTGTATGCAAGGATTGTGCATTAAAAATAATGGAAGGATATTATGATAGAAGATCTATTGAAACTGAAGAAGCAAATTGATTGTATGATAGAAACTTATAAAGATCTACATCCAGATAGTTATGAAATAACTGGTGACGGTCAATATAAAGGCTTTGATAAAGAAGAAATGCAAAAAAATAATGCTTTAAAAAAAATAAGAGAGGGCACTTATGAAAGCACGTTCCGCAAAAAACAAAGGGAGAAAACTACAAAACTTAGTGAGGGACCGCCTTCGCTCTGTGTATACGGAGATTCTTGAGACGAATGATATTGAATCCCAAGTTATGGGTATGAGTGGAGAAGATATTGTATTATCACCAGCAGCTAAAAGAGTAATACCTTATAGCTTTGAGTGTAAAAATCAAGAAAGATTAAATCTGTGGGGTTCTTTAGAACAAGCAGAAGGTAATTCACAGGATAGACAACCTGTGTTAGTATTTAAACGTAACAGGTCTAAGATTTATGTAGCTATAGAGTTTGAGCATTTTATAGAATTAATAGACCCAAATTTGAGGGAGATATAATGGATGTAAAAATGGCAACTGATCTTTTAAAATTAATAGGATATATACAAGGACAAATAGAACACGCAGATAGAACTACTATATTTGGTATATTAAATACTATTGAAAAAAAGTGCAGAAAATTGCGAGGTATCTATTCTTATAGTGAATATAAGGAAAGATATTAATAATGTGGGGGTCCTTCCGCCCCCATATTAACTCAATGCAGCCAATGCAGCTAATCTAGTCTTCTCTTTTTCTAATGCTTTTTGATCCTTCGTTTTTCTTTTAGAACCCCCACCAAACTCAATGTTAGGTAAAGCAGAAGTAGAATTATAAGTCATATTAAATAATTTTCTTTTTTGTTTATCTCTCCACTTAGTAATCCATTTAGGTTTAAACATACCTGTTTCTATTCTAAATGCTTTTTCCCATTGACCTTTAGCAAGAGCTGGCATAGTTTTCCAGAAAGTTCTTGAACCTTGAATGTTAAATATTCTACCTACTTGATACCACCAATCAGGATCATCAGGGTTATAGTTTAACTTTTTATGTTCTTCATACTCATCTGATGTTAAATTTAAAAAATCTGTTATTTCACCAGCTGTTATAACATCGCTTAAAAATGGACCCAAATTAGCAATTATAGGACCTTTACCATAATAAGAGTCGTAATACTGCTTTTCTTTATCAGGATCGCCTGAATGATCCATATTGCCTAAGAATTGTAAAAGCTTCGAAGTTTCTTCCATAATAGGATTCTCTATTATAGATACTGTAGCCTTATTGCTACCTCTACGTTTTTGGTCTTCTTCAAAAGGTGTAATACCATACACAGAAGCAAGGCCTCCTACATCAGCATCTGTTACTAAAGCAAACAAGCCAGGTAATATAGAGTATAATGCAGCAGCTCTAAACATTCTTGTAAAACTTTGAGAGACAATCATTTTACTAGGATCAAGTGGATCTCTTTCTGTAAATCTAAAACCTTTAACATCTCTAACTAAATCTTTTACCATATTATAGTGTAAGTCAAAGAAAGCCCATTTAAAATGTTGATACTGACCTATAACTTTACCAGCACGTCCTTGTAATATTCTAGCTTTAGCCCAATTGTCATAATCAAAATGTAGTTTTTTAACCATTTCAAAAGCCATATTGCCTGACAATGTTTCAATATGATCATATAACTGCTTAGTTGTAGGTGCTTTACCAAGTTTCTTTTCTAATTGTTTCTTATGATAATCAAGTCTAGTTTTTTCTCCCATAAAAGCGTGAGCAAAAGCCATATCAAATGTTTCAATTCTATTTCTATTTTCAGCCCATTTCATAAATGTAGAAAACTTATCAGCACCTTTAGCAAATGTGTCAGCTACTTTTCTTGACCCTTCACCTTTAGTTGACCTAATTAATTGTCCTCTATTGTTAACATCAAATCCTTCAGGTATAAGTATAACATCCATAGAACCTTTAGTTGCGGCAGAAACAGTACCTGCAGCTTCTTTAACGCCCATTAACATACCAAATCTTTTCTTTTGTCTGTTAATCATAGCTTCATTAGTTTGTTCTTTACCATCAGTAGAAGAATCATATTCTCTAGATGTTTGATTTTTAAAATCTCTAGTCACTCTATAACCTCTTGAACCAAAAAATATCCAATTATTTAAAGCCTGTGTTCTATTTTTTAAAGCACCCCTAACACTAAAACCTAACTTACTAGCATACTCAAATGCATTAATAGTTCTTACCATGTTATCCATAAAAGATGTAGGACTTCCATTACTATATAAAGCACTATCTTTTATTTCAGTCATAATTTCTAATAAATGCCTTGAATATTCACCAACATCTTTATCACCACCTTTAAGATTATTAATTCTAATACTTTCTAATAATGGTTTCATAGATGAATGATAGTTTAAATTAATTCTAGACCTTAAATTAAAAGACGCTACATCATTTACATATTTATTTAGATAATAAACTGGATCTAAACTATAGTATTTATCAGTTTCACCAGCTATCTTTAATCTATTAACAACATTTTCAGGACTTAATTCCTTTTCTAATATAGCCTCTACTTGCGCTGGTGTCATATTTTTCCAATCAATACTTTTATTGTCTGACTTTGCAAATGATGCTATTTGATGCATAATATCAGTTAACTCTATAACATATTTAGGAGAATATTGTTTCATTCCAACTACATACTCACCAGTTTGACCATTATATTTTTGATATTTTTCGTAAGTTTTAGTATAAGGGTTAAATACTTTTAAATCACTTTCATTTTTTAAAACAAGGATTTCACCATCAGTTTTATAGTTTTTGTTAAATTCTCTAACATTCATTTTACTAGTTATAAGTAAAGCATCAATTTGATCTTGAACTTTTTCATAAGCTTTCATTAAATGTTTTCTATTACCCTCATTAGTTACTGACTGAATCAATCTTCTTGCTGAAATGGCCCCATTTAAGAGGTTTTTCATGCTCTCTACACGCAATATGTTCCATTCACTAACTATTGTATTTTCTGTTGGTGTTTTAGGTAATACTGTACCATCTAATAATTTATTATAACGAGTAAGTATTTTACCACCTTCAGTTGTCTCTGTAAATAATTTCAGCTTTCTTAATGCTTCATTTTTTTCTTTAGGAGTAATAGCATTCATAAGTTGAGATTCTAAATTTTGAAACTCTTTAAATCCACTTTTTGTAAAAGATTCAGTAAACATAGAATACAATCCATCTATCATAACTTTAATATGTCTACCACCTTCTTGTATTTGTCTTTGATTGTAGGACATAGATTCACCTATAGCGTCAACTAATTCTTTACCACCTTTTATACTTCTAGCAATAGCAACTGGAAGTTTAACATTTTGAGAAAACCAACCATGTCTTTTACCTAAAGTAGATTTCCATTCATTAACTCCTGCTTTAAATACACCTATATCACCTTTATCTATATGTATTGTCGTTGGATCAAAAGGTTTACCAACATATCTATTCCATAAAAATTGAAAATTTTCATTAGACATGCCGTTAAACTTCTTTATTAGAGGATCTTTACTAAGCTCTGCAACTACTTTCATTGCATCTTTAAAGTTTTTTCTTTGATCACTATCTTTAGTTAAACATATTCCTGACATAAATTCTCCTTAAAAACATTTTGTCCAAATTTCTTGCAATTCTTCTAATGCGCTTTTTTCTTTTGTTTTTGTACCATTATGAAAACTATTATCTCTAAATGTTTTCTTAGGCTGATACCATGCTCCATCTTTACCTAATTGTAGCACTGAACTACCTTCCCACATACCTTTCATAACAGAACTTATTTCACCATGTGAAGGCATTGTTCCACCTGGACCCATTTTATTTTGATTACTTAAATTATATGTCATTCTATATAATTGAACAGGGTCCATAAAGTATGATCCATTTACAAATTGAAGCATTAAATCTTGCCCTTGTCTTTCTAAATTAACATCAAATACAAAATTAGGCAAATCTTTTAATGGTGATATAAATCCAAACTCACCATATTTTCTTTTACTAGTTTCAAAATTAAATACATCTCCTTGCAAAGTACCATCATGTTGCTTAACAAATGCTGTTTTAAACCTATCATTTAATCTTTGAAAGATTTGTGTAGCTTGTTCTATACTCATAACATTTTCTGCTTCACCACGCATTGCTTTATTTAAAAACTTAAATACCATTCTTTCATTTGTAGTATTTTTCTGGAAAGAAGGACTTAACAAATTATTACCTTTACTATCTTTACCTATAATTTCCCAAGTATTATCTGATACTTTAGGAACTAATAAATCAAATAAAAATTGTTGCATAATTTGTTCTGCTTTTGCTGGAGAAATATTTTTTACCCTTTGCAGAAAATCTGCCATTACAACCATATCTACTTCGCCCATAAGAGATAACCTTCTAGAATCTAAAGGTTTACTAGGGTCAGTGTAGTTACGTCTTTCGTTAGATAATGTTTTAAAGAATCCGTTCTTAGGATTAAACATAAGATTTCTAACCATTAACAATTCTGTTTCATTAAAGTTTCTAGAATCTCTAGCAAAAGCATCATGCATTGCACGTCTAACCATATTAACAGTTTTATCACCTAATATAATTCGACCAGGGTTATCATATATAACATCACCTTTTCTCGCTTTATATCTTTCACCCTGTTTAAACTCGCCTACTAAAAATGTTTCATCACCTTTTCTTCTATAAATAGCAATATGATTTTGAGCTACACCTTTTCTATCTTTACGAAGAACGCTTGTTTTGTGTAGATCATAAATATTAGCAGGATCATTTAACTCTTTAACTATATTATCTCTAATCATTTGATTTCTTTTTAATTCAGCTTGCCAGTATTTACCGCTTGCTGTATTTAACAAGCCTTTTCTTTGCATTGAATTAACTACATCTTCTATTTTATCTATGTTAAATATAATGCTTTCAAGACCAGCAAATGTTTTTTGATCTTTTAAGTATTTTTTAACTGCATCACTAATTTTACTATCTCTTGTTTGAAGACCTAAAACTACTTCAGCAATAGATGATTCAGAAGGAATAGATTTATGGAAATTTTCTCTAGAATTTCTTAAGCCTACCATAGCTTGAATAACAGGGTTAGCTGACAAACCAGATCTAGTTTGTCCTTTTTTATACCCTTCACCTAAGAATCCTAATAAGTTATCTACAATTGAACCATACTCATTCTGTTGATATACTTTATTATTTTTATCAAAAATTAAATTACCTTTATTATCTCTCTTAAATGATGCAAATTTCATTAAAGATAAGTTTTGTTCATACTTATAAAGCATTTCAAATGCAGACATTTTTCTAGATGTTCCATCAGCAAAAGATTCTGTCATATGTATTAAGTTATGTATACGATCCATTGGTCTTAATATCTTTTGTATAAACCCTTCAATAGAAGCTTTTGGACTTAAACCATCTCTATTTACAGCACTAGGTAATTCTTCATAAGTAATAATTTCAGCTTTATCTTTTACTTTTGACCTACGTATATTTAAAAATCCATGATCAGGATTTAACCAAGCCTCTTTTACCATATCTACTTGTTCTATATTTCCTCTTTCTTTATATATATCAATAGTAGATTTAATAAGATTTTTAGTATGCGTCATAGCGTCTACAAATGCTGCATCATTTTTTAATTCAACAATATACTTTTCGCCTTCATAATTAAACTCAAATAACTTAAAGTTTTTGTTAGCTCCTGCTACTTTACCATCTATAATAGATTGAGAGTAAGCTGTTCCAGGTTTAAATAACTCCTGTTTAGTAGATATGTATTGCAATAACGTACTAAGAGTAGATATTTGTCTCATTAATGGTGCTCTTTTAGATTCTAACTGTTTTAATACCGCTGCATAGTTAGTCATTTGTAAAGGATTATCTAATTTAACTTCACTAAATGCTTTATCAAAAACTTCCATACTTGCAGGATCATTGTATCCAGCAACGTTATAAGCTTCTCTAACAACTTCACCAGGAAGTGCAAAGAAACTAGATGATTTATCTAAATCAAAGTCAGCATCTTGAGGTTGTATTACGTCTAAGTAATTCATCTCACTAACTGGACCTCTTCTTCTATCTAAAAGTTTTTCAACACGAGTAATAACCCAATCATTCATACCTACTTTAGGAACTCTTAAGTCTACTTTAGCAAGATGGACAGACTGAAAATCATTACCTGTTTTACCTGTTCCCCAAACAAAGTTTCTCATTTTTTGAGTTACTGTAGATGCTGCGTTTTCATTTCTTACATCAGCTTTATTTGAATGGCTGTTTAACTCATAAGTCTTATTATAATCACCTAATTTCCATGCAGAATTATCTAATGTTCCATTTAAATACATAGCTAAATCACCTAATGTTCTAACACCTTCAGACTTAACAGCAGACTCTAATATTACATTGTATGAATCTAAAATAAATTGTTCAAATTCAATTATTTGCTTGCCTACTTTATTTAAAGAACCTGCAGTTTTTCTCATATATTGTTGATGTGGTCCTAATATATGGCCATCATGAGTAATTACTACATCCATACCTGTTTCAATACCAATTATACTTTGATTTCCTTTAAAGAACTTATTAATCATATTTTCATTTATTTTAAATACAAGACTAATACCTTCTCTAGGATTTAATCTTTCAACTTTTCCGCCAGAAATTTTATACATGCTTGATATATCTGTACTATGTTCTGAATGCGACATTCCAGATCCACCAAATGAATGTTGAACTCCCCCTCTTCTATCAGGCAAGCTATATCCAGAACCTGCTGACATAACATTGTATTTACCTGAACTTACAGAACTAGATGCAAAGTTTCTACCACCCATATAATCACTTGAAACCATCTTTTCTACAGAAGGTTGCATAAATTCAAACAAAGGTAAACCGTTAGCATTTAACACAGCTTCTGCACCTATAAGTTTATTTATAGTTCCACCACTTTCATGTTCAAAGTTTTTAAGTCTAGTTACTACTTTTTGATATGCAAATGGATTTTCTGATAAAGAACTAAATGTTTGTATCATTTCACTAACAACATTATTTTGACCAGTCATTTCAGCTAATGATCTTATAGCTTTATTAGACATTAAATTACCAAATCCATAACTTAAAGTAGCATCATGAATACCAGCTATAGATTTAATCATTATCCCTTCTCTACCTATTTCAACAACCTCATTAACTGATTCTTGTGGCAACCCTCTTTCAAACATTGATTTTTGAAAATCTGTTTCTCCTGGTATTCTTTCTAAATGCACACCAGGCTTTCTAGTTTCCACACCATTTGATACCTCATGAATTTTATGTGTGCTTTCAAAACCAATAGAATCAGTAAAATAATCCCCACCTATTTTCATAAGTTTATCCATTTCTGGATGATATTTATAAGCTGTTTTACCTACATGCGTAATAAGCTCACCTTTAACAGGATCAAAATGTTTATACATTTCTATAGGTTTAATAGCAACATTAAATCCTACTACAGTTTGAACAGGAACAAACCTATCATTTTTATCTTTTATAAAATTACCTTTACTATCTTTTTGATAAACAATTTTTCCATTTATATCTAGCTTATCTCCCCAAATAAACCAATCTGTTCTTGCACCTTTACTCATTAACATTGCTGCCATTTCAGGTAAAGATAAATATTTTTCACCATTTTGAGCTGATGCATGGACTGTTTCGTAAGATTCCATAATTAGATCAACTCTTTCTTGAATTTCAGATTCTTTTAATTTAGGATTATTAAATTGAATTTGTTGCCTTAATTGTTCTTTAGCTAACTCTTTAGTTCCAAAGAAGCTTGCGCCTGCACCACTTTCATCAAACAAGTTTAAAGTTCTATGTTTAGTAAGTGTCTTACCATCTTTACCAAAGAATTGTTTATTATATATATCAACAACTTCTCTCATGTTAGAGTTAGGATCTATAAATGTTTCAAGAAAAAATTTAGCAGTCTCTAAGTTTCTTTGAGTTAAAGCAAACCCTCCTCTAGGAGAATCTAATTTTATATATTTTAAATCTGATAATACTTCTGTTACTGTAGTATTTCCAGCCATAACATCTGCTAATCTTTGTCCACTAAAAGCGTTTAACAATCTTGTTATAGAAACAAGTCTTTGAACGTTTTCAGCATTAGGTTCAATTGTAAAGTTTCCTTTACTGTCCATTGTAGCACCTAATTCTCTTTTAAAATAATTCTCTACTATTCTAGCAGCATCAGCAACAGGCATAGCAGTTGTTGCAAGTTCATTAATTAATTGACTTCTTAAAGGACCATCAGCCAATGACCACGCTTTTGTTACTTTTTGCATAGAATATTGAGGAATAATTACTACAGTTTTTTCATCTAACTGGACAGGAATTAATTCTAATTGTCCTTTTTTACCTTTACCACCTACATAACTTTTAAACTTATCAAAGAAAAGTATATCGTTTGTAGACATTACTTCTCTAATATTAGGAGCTATAGGTAATCCTGCTGCTAATTGATTATAAACCTTTTGTATTTGTTCTGGAGGTAAAGAAGAGCTTCTAGTGCCTTTATAAGATATTTCTGGACTAAATAATAATATATCACCTACATCAAACAATCCTAGTGATTGCTGTAGTTTATTTATACCTACATTCCAATTAGAAATACTTGCTTCTTCAATATGTACCATTCCATTTTCATATTTTGCTAAATGAACTTTTTTAGAACCTAAAGCGCTTTGCATTAAAAACATAGTATCTAATATGAAATCTTCATATGTTCCTGGTTCTTTCCCACTTTTCTTTTGTCTAGTAATATGAGCTTCAACTAAAGGTTTCATATTATCTATAAAAGGTTTCATTACAATACGAATATAATCTTTTTCAGTAAAAGTACCCCTTATAACTGAGTTAATACCATCTACTAACATTTCTCTATAAGTAATACTTTTCATACCTAGATTATTCATAATGTTAGTTTTAACTTGGCCTTGCATTTGATCTAATCTCTCAAATAATAATTTAGGATTTGTCATTATATCTGTCATAGTTTCTGCAGATACACCCCATTTAGATTCATATTGGCTAGGACTAATAGATGTGTGAGTTTGATGAGGTCTTCCTACACGATCACTATTTAAAACATTATTTATTCTATCTGCAATATAATTTTGAACATCTTCATAAGTTTCAAACCTACCTAATTCATTCCTTTTATCTAGCGCTTTAATAACTATAGATTCAAATTCTTGCCTTAATTTATCTAATGTTTTTGATGTAGCCTTATTAGGGTCCCCTATTGTTAATTTTTGCTCAAATTGCTGCATTTTTTCGCTTACATCCATTAATGTTCTTAAACCTATAGCATCATTAGTAGCCATATATTTTTGAATCAAAGATAAAACGTTTTCATTAACAGTGCTAATCTCCATAACCTTACTTACTAATTCTTTAGCAAGCTCAGGTTTTGTATCTAAAATAGACTCAGCTTGAGCCATCATATTAGAAACTCTTTCTTGAATTTTATTGTTATCAATAAGTAAGTTAGCGCTTTCTGAAACATGAAACTTATTTACTTCTGCTAATGCGCTTTCTATTTCTTGCAATAATTTTTGACGTTCTCTACCAGGCATATCTAAATCAATTGGTTTGTCACCAAACTTTATAATACCTTTTGTATTTTTTAATTGACCTTTTAAAGGAACTTCTACTTTATTTTCATACTCAGTTATTTTGTTTAACAGAGCATCTCTTTCTGCTGGAGGTAAGTTTAACCTTACAACACTCTGCCTTAAAGATTCGGCAGATCTAATTACTACAGACCCTCCTGATTTAATTTTAAGTAAAGATTCTCTATCCATCATATTAACTAAAACTCTTCTTAAACCTGAAGTTAAGTTTGGATTACCTGTTAATTCATTTGCATATTCTCTATATACAAAAACATTCATAAAAGCATTATACTCACTACTGCTTTCAAATATATTTCCAAAAGCCTTATTTAAATCTTTACTTAAAGTTTCAAATTCACCCTTAGTTATATCTCTTGCGCCAGTTTTACCAGTATTATCAAACAACTCTAAGACTCTATTAATTCTTTCTAAATTAGCTATTTCGTTGGCTTCCATAGATGCTTCTACACCTATTTCACCTTGCTTAACTTCTTCTACAACTCTAAATCTAGAATTGCCTCCTAATTTTTTTTGTATACTAGCATACATTGCTTGTAATTCTGGACTACCACCGCCCTGTTTACCTAAAACTTCATAAACTAATCTGCTTCTTTTAATTCTATTTGCAGCTTGAACAGATTGCCAGATAGCAGTTTGTCCCATTATGTATTTATCTTTAAATCCTGCGTCTGGTTTAGTAAATCCTGGAACATTTTCTCTCCAATTGTCCATTTTTTTACCATTCATACCATTAAACATAAGTTCATGCATAGATTCTGTGCTGGTATTATAAATTTCTAACATCTTTTCTAGCTTGCCTAATTCTATTTTTTCTTGATTCCAAGCTACACCTTTGCTACTAACATCTAAACTTCCTGCTGCTTTAGCAGAATCAATTGTTTCTAGCAAAGAATGAGCAGCATCAGCTATAGGTTTACCAGCATAATCTAAACTTATAGTTTTTAAAGCCTCTCTAACTGTTTCATGAACATGCAATTTACCATTTGATTCAGTTACAATAGAATCTAAACCTATTGAGCCTAAAGAATCTTTTATATATTGATGTCCCATTTGTTGAATATTTTCAGTTATTTTTAATTTAGCTAACTCTACTTTAGTATCTATAAGATCTAAATTACTAGAATCAATAACTGTTCCATCGTTAAGTTTAAAATTGTCAAATGTTTTAATATATTCTAAAGCCTCTGCTTGAGTCATATATTTCATTTGTTTTCCAACCATACCTGCTGCAGATAATGATGATATTTTAGTTGCTATATTTAATAAGTTTTGCAAATCATTTACTTCTTTAGCAGTTTTAGCAGCAGCTTCTGTTTCGTTATTCTTTTTTTGTTGAGCTTGAAGTTTAATTAAATCACCAATTTTCTTTTGAACATGAGTTTGAAAAGGTAGAGGTCTTTGATCAAATTTAACTTTATTGTCTATAGACTCTTGTAATCTTTGTTGATTTATATTTGTATCAACATATTCTGCTCTAGAACTTTCTATAAACTCACTTATTTGAATACTAGAATCTTTAGCAGCTTGATCTGTAACTAGTTTTATAGCTGATTCAACATCTCCTACAGTAAATGCATTGTATATATCATTTTTAACAGGTTCAAACCCTAATCTTTCATAGGATTGTAAAAACCTTTGTATTTCACTACCATTACCATTTAAGCCTGTTTGATCATAATACTTAGGTAATCTTGCTGATTTGGGGTCAAATTTCTTACCACGTTTCATATATAACATACCAACCCAATGATCAAATACTAGCTTATCCATAGGATATTCTTCGGTAAATAATATTCCTGAATCATACGCTGCTGAATAAGCTCTTGCATTCATAGCTAAAGAACCTACAGATGCTCTTGTAAAAGATTCAAATCCATCTCGTACTATTTCTTTTTGAAGTTTTCTTATAAGGCCATCCTTACCACCTAAAGATTTTTTTACTCCATTGTAAGCGGCTTCTAAAATTTCTCTCTCATTTGCAGTTAATGAAGTACCTTTACCTACTTTGCTAATCATATCATCAAGACCAGCTTTTGTTAACCCAGCGCCTGGAAAAGCTGCCCCAATATCATCAGCACCTTTAGAAAAACTATTTACAAATGCTAATAAAGCACTATCATTTTGGTTTTTTGCACTCTTTCCAAACCTTGCTCTTAGCATACTACCCATAGCTCTAAAGTCAGCTATCATTCCTGCTTTACCAAATTGAACTGCTTTACCACCAGGAATATATCTTATAGGAGCAAGTATTGCACCAGTTTGCGCTCCATGCATAGCTCTTTTATACCATTCTTCATAACCCCATTCATTTTCATTTAAGCCATATTGTTGAGCAGCAAAGTCACCAGTTTCACCAGCTATTACATCCCATGTTGCTAACAATACAGACTCATAAGCCATGTCACCTGCTAAAATAGCCATCTTTTTATTCCATCCACGTTCTATTAACTTATGAGTTATAGATTGCCCAAAATGTACATGTCTTGTTTGTGATGCTGCATTTATAACAGACGATGTCATTCTTTCTACAGATTCATCAAATGATTCTTTACCAGCTTTTTTAACACCTTCTTCACCTAATTCTTTTGTAAGCATTTCAGTTATTTCTTTTCGCACATTATCAGTAACTCTTGAAGTTAATTCAGGAGAACTATTAAAAGGATTCATCTTAGCTTCTTTCCTTTTAAAGTAATTAAACCAATTATAACTTCCTGCTGCCTCTTTACCTGCTTCGTCAATTTGTGTACGTGTTGATTTTATAACCGTTTTTACAGCATCATCACTAGCGCTTGTAATAATACCCTTTGCTACATCATCACTTAAATCTTTTACTGCCCTTTTACCTGCTTCTTGAACAGCTTTTTTCATACCTGCGCCTGCAAGTTTACTTGTAAGACCTATACCTTTACCTACAGCACCAATACCTGTAAGAACACCACCACCTGTACCTAAAGCGTATCCTAATTTACCAGCTAAAGATTCATCTTTCCAATCTTGTGAACCAAATTGAGCAGATAGATCAGGACCTCCAGACACTTCTGATGCAACGTCAGCTACAGTAGGTACTACAAAAGTTTCACCAAAACCCCATAAAGCATTACCAACAAAATCAAATAAAAAGAAATCATCTACCCAAGTATATGTAGGCTCTTTAGGTGTTGCAGTTTGAACACCCATTTTTCTAGCTGTTGGACTTAAAGGATCACCAGGTAATTGTAATCCTAGAGGTTTTGCTGGTTCTGTTTGAACTGTAGGCTTAATAGCTGTTCTATTTCGCCAATCTTCGTAACTTTTATACTTACCCATTGCTCTCCTTAAACTTTATCTAATGCTTCATAAATATTAATAATTTCGCTAGTATCATAATCCTTCACAGGACCCATAGGTTTTTTCCCAGACTTTTTAAAATCTTCATAGAATTGATGAAAATCACCACCATAACTTTCTTTCATAGAAGGAGTATATGTAGCCCATTCTTCATACATCATTCTTTTGTCTGGTTCCCAATGATAATATCCTTTAGGTTTATCAAACAAGTACTTTAATTCACTAGGTAAATCTTCTCTAGTGTACCCTTCATGTTGTAGTAAATCTCTCCATATAGCATCTTGTGCTAGTCTTTTTACAGGTATATCATCAAAATATTTGTCAAACATCGATTGTAAATTTACTACTATATTGTTAGCTTCTCCAACCTTAAATACCATATCTTTTTCACCTGGAACAAAATCAGGTCCTGTAGGATTAACTCCATAAAAAATAGGATTATTTTGTAAAGTAGGAGAATTAGTAACTTCGTATATATTCCCCGATCTATCTTCTCTAGTAGTTTTATTTTCTAAAAATTCTTGTAAGATTTTATCTATAAGTTCATTAGCATTATCTCTTAATACAAGAGTTTCTTCTTTGGTAGGAACATAATCAACAGAAGTCATTTTGCCTGGACCAATATTATTATTTCTACCATATACAGTAGGTCTATATTCTTCTGGAGCGCCAAAAATACCGCTACTTCTATCTTGTTGTCTAAAATCAACTGTGTAGCTTGTATCACTTAAATATAAATCACTAATAATCTTAGGTTTATTATTTCTAATTGCTGATTCATCTACATTAAAAACAGCCCATCCTTTTGAAGTAAGATAAGAATTTGGTTCATTTACAAGTTTAATATTACTATGATCTGTTTCTACGCTAAATTTTTCATTACTTATTCCCCATAACATATGAGTAAATTCTGAAAAGGTACCACCTATACTATTACCTTTAATTGGTCGAGATGTACCAAAAAATTCTGTAGCCCACCAATTTGTATCATCTATAACAGTATTATAATTATATGTGTTTTGACCTTTGTTACCTACGTTTCCTAAATCTACATTAGTTTGCATTAGATTTAAATTTTTATTAAAGCTACCCAAAAAATCATAATTCGGATCTTTAGCAAAAACATTTTTTATATCTATATCTGAACCTATGTTCATGCCATGCTGTAAATTTTCATCAAGCTTAGGCTCTCCATCACTACCACTAGGTTCAACAGCACCTTTAAATAAACTAGAATCAAAACTATACACTTCAGAAGATATATCATCACCAAATTGAGTATTTAATCCTGCAGTATTTAACTCTTGCAATCTATCTATCGCTGCTTCACCTTGCTCATATATAGTGTGAACATCATCAGCAGTCATTCCACCACTCCAGTTTAAAATAGCTATTTCTCTTTGTGTATGTGTTGGGAAATCAATCTGACCATCTTCTAATTCATTATCATTTCTCATTAAACTATAATGCAACTCTTCTATCATGTTGTGGTAAGGTATGATATTAATGTGGGCTCCTGGATTTGCTAGTCTTGCCATCCAACCTTCGTTTAAGGAAACATTAGCATTTAAAACTTTTTTACCAACTTCTATATTTCTATTGTATTCATCACTTTTTATAGTTGGCGTACCATCTTCCATTGTTGGCACTAAAACACCATCTTTATCAACAGGTAAATAGATATTATTTATATCTGCACCTATATTATATAATTCAATTTCGTACAAAGTTTTAGCATCTGCTATATTTTCTTCTCTTTCTGTTGCTTTAAAATCATCTTTAGGTATTTCTGAAGCTACCAATGAGTTGTAATTTGTAAATGCAAGTTGCGCATTTGCAATAGATGTTTGTGCGTCTCTTACATTAGGGTATACTAACCCACCATAACTTGATTCTATAACTAGTTTATCTTTTTCTATCTGTGTAAACTCATTATATTTCTGTACATTCTCAGTTTCTATTTCTGATAAAATAGCTTGATTTTCAACAGTTTTTGCTTCAAACAATAGTTTGTTAGCGTCAAGAATATTTTGATCTAATTTAGCCATATTTACGTCATATGCACCCTTCATAAAAGCGTTTGCATCATTTATTGTAACATTATATCTGTCTTTTAATATCTCGTTTAATTCTTCTAAACTAAAATCTTCTTTGTCCCATTTATCTGGATCTAAACCTGCATCATAACTTGAGCCTACACCTTTAAAGTAATCTTGTATAGTTGTAGCAATTTTCTTTTGTTTTTTAACTTCAGTTAATTGTTGACGATTATTAGTTATTTCTGCATTAGTATCATCTACTAACATTTTTAATTGAGCCATAGAACCATTTACTATATCATTAGTAATATTACCTACGTTACCTGAAGAATTTACAGGATCAAGAGTAAAAACTTGTCCAGTTAACGTTTCTAAATTTTCTATCTCTACATCTAATGAATCATTAACATCATTTAAAGTTTGATTATTAAGTTCTAACTTTTTGTTTAATATGTTAGTTAATCTATTTAATTCATTTTCTTCTTTTTGAAAATTGATTTGCATTTGATTAGATATTATTCCAAGTGCTAAATCAGTATCTTGGTCCTTTTTTCTTTGCTCTTGTTCTAGCATCATATTTAATGCTGTGAGCAATGTTGATCCTTTTGTGCTCATAATTATCCTTTATATTAAATTGTTATACCATTTAGTATCATCTTCTAAATCATCAAACTGCCTTTTTAATTCACCTATTTGAAATTTAGTATCCATCATATCGTCTTGTCTTCCTTGCGCAATATCATCAAACTGCATATCAGACGTTTTAATTAAATCTCTTATTTGAGAAGTATAATTAGTAGTTAAATCTTCAAGTGTGTTTTCTTTAAATTGCTCAAGACTTCCAGAAATTAAACCTCTTGCTTTTTTCCATCCCGTTTTAACATTAGAGCCAAGTTCTTCTATAGAATCTCCTAATTGAGTTGTAAAACTTTGAATTTTATTTCCTGTTAAATCTTTTAAATCAGATAGTTTTTCTTGACCTCTTTCATAAGTAGTTGCTAAAGTACTACCTAACTGGTCCATAGTTCTGCTTAATTCTTTTCTTTGCTGTTTAGCTTGATCAGCTGCACCAAAAGCTCCACCAATCCAATCAGCAGCCATAAGTCCTATAGATAAAGGTCCAGCCATTGCTCCTAAACTTCCCATAAAACCTGTGCCCATACCTTGAGCCAAAGCATTACCTAAAGGTCCAGCTGCAGCACCCATATTTGCTACACTACTTATACTACTAGTTATGCTGGCTAAATTACCAAATCCCCCAGAATATAATTCATATAAACCTGTTTGATCGTTAATAGGATAATCACCTGTAGCTTTATAATGTTGAGAATTTTTTGCATTTTCTAATAACCAATCTTCTGCTTCATTGCCAAACATATTAACTAAAGCAAGTTCATATTCATTTACATGAAAAGCTCTACCTCCTCTAGTTTGAAATTGTAAAGTAAATGAATCCCCAAACTCACCTGGATAAGGACTAATTGCATCAGTAGCTACTCTTTTACCTTTATGTATAACACTCGATTTTCTAGGATAAAAAGGAGTTTGACTTCCACTAGGAAGACCTATATTATATTTTCCAGCTTTTTCAATCCAATGAGGACCCCAACTTCCATAAGTTTGATTAGCAGCATGAGCTTTTACATATGGATCATAAAATTCTTCTTTAAATTTCTCAGCCCAAGGTTGAACAACTTTTAATTTATCTTCATCAGAAAGCTTTAAAAATTGCTTAAAGTTATTAGAATAAGCTTTTTTAGGACCTACAAACATTGTTTTTTCAGTTATAGGATCGGTATCTAATTTATATATAGTTCCAATAATATCTTCTAAAACTTTAAGATCATTTCCAGAACCCATGTAATATTTAGTCATTGCTCTCATTTTTGGGTCAGTTAATATAATTGGAGTAATTGTATTTGCATTCTTAGGATGTACTGAATATCCTAAATGATCTCCAATTTCTTGGTTTGTTTTAGAACTATACCAATTACCATTAGCGTCTTTTTGAAAACCTAAAATATCTTCGCCAAATTCTACTACCTTTTTATTAAATAAAGATTCTTCACTGATCTGTTTAACAGAGCTTAAACTTTGAATAGCTATAAGCATAGCTTCTTCTCTTGATTTGTTATCTCTATCTATCCTATTTGATAGTAAATTCATTCTATTTTGATGTCCTGCTAATATTGTATCTTTACTTACACCCATTATATTCCTACCTTTTCATTAATTTTAATCGTATGTTCCTGATATTGTCCAAGTAAAATAATGCCTACTTGTACCACTTGTTGCTTGTTTGTTTATAGTTGCTAGTAATACATAATTTTCTTCAATTGAATTACCTGATGTTAAGTCTGTATTTGATACAACAATAGAACTTGTATTAGGCACTGTAATATCTACAGAATTAATTGCATATATTCTTAAATCTGCTGGATTAATTTTCCATAGTTTAATTGTTAGATCATCTGCATAAGATAAATTTCTAACTACTATACTTGATTTTGTTACTTTACTTGCAACAGGTGCAATCCATATTCCACCATATACATCAGAATAACCTACACTTGATTCTCCACCCATAGTTGTAGTAATTGATACTGTATTACCCCAAGTTTCATCACCTTCCCAACTTTGTGTATACATACTCGTATTATTTGCAGTAAAATAGCCACCTGTTGAACGTGTCCAATGAATACTTGGTGTATGTTGTGTAACACTACTTTCTGATATTCTTGCATCTGCAAATGTTCCTGATGCTATTTTAGATGCAGGTAATTGCCCTATATAATCAGATTCAATAGAAGTGCCTTCCCATGTTCCATCATCTATTGTTCCTACTGTTGTTATTGCTAAACCATTTATATCTGATTTAGTCTGGTCAGCAGTAGCATTATTTTCTATACCATCTAATTTATCGTGATGTGCTGTGGACATTAAGCCTGCGCTTGAACTTGTTGCTTCACTATAAGTAGTATTCGTATCAGTAGATGCGAAATCTAACTTACCTGCCGTATCATCATAACTTACTGCTATATTAGTCTCTGTATTACCACTAACCATAGCTCCAACTATATCTTGTACCTGTTCTGTGGTTAATTGAGTATCAGTAGTATATCCATAACTTTCAATCTTTTCTTTAATTGCTCCTGATGACATTAAATGGTCATCAACATCATTAAACTCACTTCCAATGTCAACATCACTTAAAGTGTGGCCACCTATAACCACACCTCCTACGGTTGCATTACCTGTTACAGATAAACTGCCCAATGTCCCTACACTTGTAAGTGATGAATTAACTACTCCACTACCTAATGTAGTAGCATTTAATACTGAACTAGCATTTATTTTATAATCATGTCCTGATGGTATATTAAGATGTCCATATCCTGTTGCGTTTCTGTCAAAGTCTTGTAAAAATGGTTGCTGGTTAGTATTTTGACTTGAGTAAGAAGACAGTGCTCCTATATTTTTTATAGCAAATGTTTTACTTGTATCTGCATATTCAGGTATTGTTACTGTAATTCTAATGTGTTTTTCTGCATTGTGCATACTTGTTGAATAATACATCATTAACCCAAATCCTGTTACAATACCTGTTGTATGCCAATCGGTAGTAATGCCTGAATTAGTAGTCCAATCATTATTAGTATCATCACTTGCATCAAAACTGCCATCTAATCTTTCTACTTGCATTGTAGGTGTTAATGGATTTCCTCCTGCAGCAGCTGTATTCCAAGTTACTCCTGAAAGAATAGAACTCCAAGTATTTTCTATGTAAAATAAATGGTCATCTGCCCAAGTACTTTGTCTTTCTATTACAAATCTAAATTTCCTTTTAGTATTAGAAACTGAATAAGTAGTTGACCTTCTACCATCAAGCATGTTTTTTAAATTATTAACATTACTTATATCATCTACCCAAGCACTTGATGAATAATCCCAATACTCAAATGTTAATGGTGTTTGAAATCTTATTAAATCTGTTTGTGTAACATTAATAAATAAAGGTAAAAACATATTGCCTGTTTCAGCAAAATATCCATGTGCATTTTCAAACTCTAATCCTTTAAGAGGCATATTCATTCTACCATTATCGCCTATTTTTAATTTATAAGTAGTTTGTGGTCCTTCACCTATTGTAACTGTTTGGTCAGATGTATCAATAGATAATAAATCATTATTACTATTATCTCTCCAACCAAAATTAATATCTGTATCTGATGTTTTATGATAAAATGTATTACCACTTAAACCTATTTCTACTGTGTCTGTAGCACTATCATCTGTATATTTAACTTGAGGAAATGCTTTATTAAATATTTTTCTGCCCGTAATTGTTTGGTCTCCCGATAATGTAACATCTCCTGTATTAGCTGTAGCTCCACTTGCTATTCCATCTAATTTTGTTTTGTCTCCATTAGCAAATGCTCCTTCTGACGGTTTAGGTTGAAAATCGTCAACTACTAAATCAATTGTTCCATCTCCATCTTCGTAAGTAGCACTTATACGGGTTTCTGTATTACTGGTAAACATAGCTCCTACTATGTCTTGCACTTGCTCTGCAGTTAATACTGTGTCAGTGTCTGTAACCGTATTTGTAAATGTTATTTTGTCACCATCTCTTGCAATACTTAATCCTGTGCCCGCTTCTAATACAACATCATCTGTTCCGCTAGTACTTCCACCTGCAGTTAATCTAATCTTTTCTTCATCAGAATTATCTCCATCTACACAAGATATAGAATATGTAGCACCATTATATGCAGACAAACCATATGGTGTAACTGCTCTATTTCTTAAAGTTCCTTCAGTAGTTTCTGCTTGAGTTGCTAATTGTGTTCCACCCATATTTTGTTCACTAGCAAAATCCATCTGTAAATTTATTTGATTTCCACCTTCTGAATTAACACTTAATCCTTGATCTGATGAAAGCTCTAATTTGTTTGCTCCAGATTCATCAAAGCCTTTTGTAAGTTTAGCGTTATAAGTTTTCCCGTCTATATTTATAGTTTTATAATAATTTTCTCCTACTCTTTTAATAGAGTCAGAGTTTTTACGTCTTCTAGATTTAGAAAATTTATCTTTTCCTTTATACACATGCCTATCTCTTCTTGACTGTTTATCTTTCACTTTACAGTCCTTTCTCTAAAAACAATAGATATGTCAGTAATAAATGCTTTGTTGCTCCAAGTTGCTGCATTAGGACTAGGATTTCCAAAAGCAACCAGAATAGATTTACCGCTACTTTTAATGTTAAATTTATTTTCACCAGACTTTATAAAGTTTTCACTACTACTATCTTCTCTTGTGGCTTGATACCAAGTTGTGCCTCTATCTACAGAAAAGAATACATAACATTTTTGTGATGAGCTCCAATTTCTTCCATTAAGATATAAATAGTAAAACTTTTTTCTTCTATTAATATCTCCACAATCTATAGTGCCTGTAAATAATTTTCCACCAAAATGATGAGAATTGAAAGTTGCTCCATAAGTTGTATCAATATAATCAATATAACTAGCTTGAGTTCCTAGTTTAGGAACGTAATAAGTTGACATTCCTGGATCACCAGATCCACTAGCAGATTTAATTAAAGCTGAATTTGAAATACTTATATTAAAAGGTTTACTAGTGCTTTCTGTAGAATTAGATTGAGTATAAATCCAACATTGCCTTTCTAAATTATATACTAATATTTTTGGACCAGCAGTATCTGTGTTTATATAAGCTATTAAATTATTTTCATTTGGCTCAAAATAAATTGCACAATCATCAGCATCTATATTTAATTCATTAATAGAAAAAGTGCCTGAATTTACTTGAGGAGTAATAATAGTATTACTAATAGACGCTGGATTATACTTATAATATAGCTTCCCAATTTTTTCTGAAGTAATATCTTTTGTTCCTCGGCCATCAAAATAATAAATTCCTGAAGCATTAATAAAAGCTAATCCTTCATTTACTTTAGTAACTTGACCGTATCTTTCTATTCCCATTCCTGGTAAAGTTGCTTCTATATATTCTATATCTTGAGCAACGTTTATTATATATAGATCTTTTTTACAAAACACAAACAATCTATCACCACTAGATTCCATTACAGTTATTTCGTCACCTTGTAAATCTAAATCAATAAAATCTTTATCAGAAAAACCTGCATGTCTACCATTTGTTGTTTTTAATATTTTTGAAGTTCTCCATTGTCCATCGACAACACCTTTTACGTTTCCTATATAAACTTGACTACCAATAACTGCAGAAGCTACCCATTCAGCATTAATATCTTCAGTTCCATCAGGGTATCCTGTTTCTAATTCAAAAGTTGTTTCTTTTGGTGGAGTGTGAACATTAACAGGAACGGTGACATTATTGCCGCTAGTATGATGTATCCATTCATTGCCTGAAAATTTATATTTAAAACCGTCTGTTTTATCCCATTCGGCTAATAAAAAATGTTCTCCATAAGGTTCTCCATAATCAGTACACTCTCTATAATATATTTTACCAGCATTTACAGCTTGAGCTTGAGGTACATAAAAACTAAAATTTAAACTATTGTAAACAGTTTGATAATAACCAACATTAACACTTGCACCTGGATTGTTTCCAAAAATTTTACAATCATATTTTGTTAATAAAGATTCTACACCATTTGATATTTGGCTTTGATAAAAAGCGTATTTTCTATTACCCCACATATTGCTAGTTTTTGGTTTTTTAATAAAAGATAATTCTCTTATTTCACAAACTCTAGTAGTTCCTGCATTTACTTCTCCAGAAAACATAGGAACAACCCAAATTAATTTCACATCACCTGGGGAAAATAAAGATCCTGTATGTATACTTTCTGTCCAACTTTTTGTTACAGTGCCAAAATAAGCGTTTTGTTCTACACCATTTTCTAATTCAGCAACAGTAAAATCCCAAGCTTTTGCATAACCAGATATTGGATTTGTGTCCCAATGCATAGCCATATCATTATTATCAGTATCTAATAAAACTCTAAAACCTAAAAAACCTGCATCATCTTGTACAAGTCTGTATTCTAAATGTATATAATAATTATCTAAAGTAGGTGCTGAATGTCCGTATAAACCATCATCTTGAGTGCCGTTTGCTGTTGAATCTACCCTTCCTGCTCTAAAAACAATTCCTGTACTTTCATAATTACTACTTGTATTTACACCGTTTCTATAAAATGCCATTGAATTTAATTTTCCACTAGCAGTATTATTTATATGATAAGAATTAGTACTTTCTGTAAGATCAATATTGGTAGTATTATAATCATTAACACCTGTAAACATAACATCAGTCCTGTTAGGAGCAACTGAATCATCTACAAAAAAATGAAAATCTTCCCCACCAGACCATGAATCATCCCAATAATCACGCCCTTCACCTATTTTATCTGGTGTAGATTGATCTCCTCCATGATTTATTTGAACAAAATCATCAGGAGCACGAGCGCCAGAAGTACTACCATCACCTAATATTGTTTCATCACAAATTTTACCAAGTCTATTAGTAGATGTAATTGATCGAGGATATTGTTGAGCTTCACTTCCAATAAGGATTAAACGATCATCTTCTCTTTCTGGGTAAACAGTTAAATTTATTCCATAATTGTGATTGTTACCAGTATAATCATGAGGATTTACTATTCCTTCACTTGGAGGAAAAACTTTATAATTAGCATTATTACTCCAGTTCACATCTTCACCATGAGCATATACACCTTTTTCTGTATAACCTTTAACAGTACCATTTGATTGAGGAACTACTATAAATTTATTAGCACTATCGTCACATCCTTCAGGAAAAGTAATATCAGTAGTAGTTTGAGCAAAAATTCTATTAGCAGATATAGACCCTTCATCTAATGATAATCCATCAGAAAAATGACATTCTGCTTTATTACTTTTATGATCTAAATCATTAAAATCTTTTTTAGTATTTAAACCACCAGTAAATCCATTAATTGTAAAAGTTTTCTTAGGCATAATTTAATTGTATAAAAAGGAGCACATCCGCACCATAATATCCGCACCAGAATTAGTGCTCCAGTTTATACTAGTCCTCTATTAAAGCTTCTTTAACAACCTCTTCCATAGATTCCCAAATAGCAGTAAGAATCTTTTCTTCTGTTTTTTCAGAAATAATAGGAATGTCAACGTTGTCATTCATCTTTTTAATTAACTTTGTTTTCATTTCGTCATTGAATATATATCCAGCGACTATTTTACCAAATCCAGACATTAATATCTCCTCTTTTTAGTTGGTTTAGTTTTAGTTGGTTTCTTTTTGGGTTTACCGTAAGCCATATTATCTCCTATGCTGTACAAGCTACATAAATTTCAATATCAACATTACCAGTATTTGCGTCTGCTTGAACACTACTTAAATTTGCTAAAGCTGTATCAGAAGCAGCGTCCCCCGCAACAGCATTAAACATAGCTGCCATTCCACCTGAGTTATCACCTGCCATCATAAATGTTTTACCTGCATCAACTTTAATTGCAACTTCATCATTATCTGAGTTTTTAAATGTTAATGTTACAAAATTCGTATCATCAAGATTAGTAAACCTCATATAAGCAACATTAGCAGGTATATATTGACCTGGCCCAATAGCTGTATCAAATGTAATTATATTAGTTTCAGTTGTTGTAATTGTTTCTATTCTTTTTGTGACATTTTTAATACCACTTATTTCTGCAGTAGAATAACCTCCGTAATCTCTACTATTAATAGTGCATGTTTCTGTAACTTGAACAGTTAATGTAGAGCCAGTAGTTCCGCCATAAGCTGCAATTCTAGCCATTTTTTTTCTCCTTTGTTATTAAACTTTCTAAGATTATAATTCTATCTTCTAAGTTTTTTGTTTTTTTATCTAACTCATTATCTTCAAATACGTACGTCATTATTTTATCTAATTTAAAATGTTTTGCTAATTTACCTGCAACAGTATTTATAACCATTTTAGTTAATATCATAATTTCATAACTTTCTTAAACATAACTACACACATAATAATTAACATTACGCTAGCAATATCAACAAAATGATTTCCACTATCTGATTCAATAGATCCTATAGGAGTTTCTATTTTTACTTTTTTAGTTTCATTCATCGTTCATACCACCTTTTTCCATCATTCTTAAAAATTTATCTTTTAATCCGTTGCCAGAAAGCCTTGCGATAATTTCTACTTGTGCTTTAAATATTCCGTTTAATTTTTTTTGTTCCATTTGTACTAATTTTTGTTGGTCTATTAATTTAATAATAATACCTTCCAACCTCTTGAAGTCTTGGTCTAGTTCTGTCATAAGAGTAGATTGAATGAACCTGTTTTGTTTCCAAATAAAGAATCCGAACGCCATTGCTACCGCCACTGGTATTCCAAATTGTTCCAATATTGTAAGTATATCCATTCATTACCCTTCTATTAACTCTCCCCATAAAGAGGTTTTACCATTAATCATTTGTATAATATGAACAGTAAATAATCCACCTCTGTAAAAATCTACTATCGCAAAAGCATGAGCCCAATTTATTGGTCTTCCACCAAGCCAAGAATTTGCTTCTTCTTTCATATCTTTTAAACACCCAATACTCCAAGCGGACTTAGGTCCATCCATGTGAGTAGCAGACATTTGTTGAAGATCATGCCAATGTCCATACATTACGTTACATCCAAGTTTTCTAAGATGATTAGCAGTATGGTATTGTCCCCCATATTGATGTCCATGATAAAAATAAAGTTTACCTATTTTTAACTTTTTGCCCATAGGATAATATTTATAACCTCTATCCTTAAGGTTAACAGCATTAGGAAACTTATATTGAGGTATGTAAGGATATTTTTCTACTGCAAAGTTAAGCCAATTATCATGATTACCTTCAGTAATATATTTTTCTTTACATCCTGCTTTATCTAAGCTTTCATCAATTTGATCCATTCCTGCATTTACATCTTTTACATCCTGGTCAAAATCATCTATCAAAAATTCTAGTGGTGGGGCTTTTCTTCTTTTAAATCTCCACGCACTAAAAGCGTGCCATTCTCCAACATCACCTAAATCCACATACGCGTCAGGTTTTACTATTTCAATCGTCTTCTTAAGGCAGTTTATTGCCTTTTGGTCATGTAAGGGAAAGTGTTTATCTGGCGTCACTATTATTCTCTTAACAACCCCAGTATCCACTTTTTTCATACATTACTCCTTTAGTTGTTTTTTAATTAACATTATTTTATATACAAAATATACTATAGTTATTAGCCCAACGCTTAAACGTATCATTTCAGGCAAGAAATCCATATACTGGACACTTAACCCTCCTGAACCAATAACTGCTGATTTTAAGCTATCTACGTCCATTAAATCGTACCATCCGAATCTGATATCCATGTTCCAGTTCTTGAAAAGCATTTAGCAACCCAAAATCCACCTGTGCAAACTAATTCACAAATATCACCTATTATACCATTTGCTGCTCCACCTAAACCACTACCTTCACTTTCATCATATACTATATACCTATTTACTCCCCAAACCGTATTAGTTGCTTCTGCTCCATCATCAGCAACAGCATGCATTCTTATTGCAGAAGTTCCTTGTCCGTCTATATGAAAATCTGAAGTTACAGTTACCCCTACTATTATTGTAACCTTCATTCCTTCAGCATCAGCAGCAGCAGGTAAATCAATAGCACTAACACCAGTAAGATGATTTACTACTATAATAGCTCCATCATGTTTTATTTTTGTTAAAGTTGTATCACTTGTAATATTGTAAACTGATGATCTTTCTGCTGGCGCAACACTTAATACTTTTAAACCCATTCTTACTCCTTTACATATCTTATTATGTTATTTGCGTGAGAAGCTACAATATTCCAGTAAACTGTATCACTTGATTTAATTTCTCTACCATTTATAGAAGTTGGAATAATTATTTCAAAAGTTCCTGCTTGTATTTCCATATGTGAAGTGCTGCTTGACAAAACTATATCACTTGGAGAAGTTGAAAAAGTATATGCCATATATTCAATTGGATTAGCAACAGAAGTATAAGTAAATAATATTTTATGATAACCTGTTACATCTATATGTTGTGTTTCATCAGGATCTTCCCCAGACACCCATGGAGTACTATTATCATCTATTTCTGTAACATTCCAATCTGATGTAATGCTTATATTCAAAGCTTCTTTAGATGTATATTTATTTATATTCGACATAACTCTCCTTATATTAATTCTATAGCGTAATATACTCCACCATGAGTTGAGCTTCTAAAATTCATGTAAATTGTATCTCCATTTGATTTATTAACTTCAACACCATTAACTGAAGTAGGTATATCTATTTCAATAAGAGCCTTATTTAATTCAAAATGCAAAGATGAAGAATTAGGTAAAGTAAAAGTTTCAGCAGCATTTCTTGTAAAAGTTAAACCATAATATTGCAGGCCACCTGTTAATAATCCTGGGATACTATTCCCAAATTTTATTCTTATTTTTTTATAATTAGTAACATCACGAGAAAACATTTGACCATCTCCATCGTTTTTAATAGCAACATGATCTCCTCCTGTGTGCTCTATATTTAAAGCTTCATCACAACTATAAGTTCCTAATTTACCCATTTCTCATCCCCCAAAAACTTTGTATAAAATGAACTCCAGCTTTTCTAGAACTAGAAGCTTTTTCTATTTGTTTTTTAAATAATCTTAAAAAGTATTCTCTTCCATCCATATCTCTAGCATCTTCAGCCATTTTTGCTTTTAAATAATAAACTATTGCTTGTGCTTGATATTCAGTTAAATCCAATTCAAAATCTTCATCACTCATATAAGTTACATCAGTATAAGCTGTTAATGTATCTGTTACTGCTGAACCATTATATTTAGTAGTAGTAATCCAATAACTTGCATTTAATGTAGAAACTTTATGAAGACCAGCAAAATTACCTGTTGTTATAACTATATAATCAATAGCTGCATCAGTAGATAAACCTGAACCTACAAATTTTAAATTACCAGAAGATGTTTCATAACCTGTTATTCCAGTTTGAATATCAGCTAAGTTACCTATTTTATATACAGGACTGTAACTATACTCTATTTCTAAACCATCAGTTACAGCAGCTTTAGGACTTAAATATTTACCAAAGCTCGAATTTTGTATATCTTCTACTTCCTTTTCTATTAAAGCAATTTTATTGCCCTTATTATAATATGCGTATTTTTTATTTGCCATCTGCATCCTGTGTTTGTGGTTCATATATTGATCTAGGAATTGATTGGTACAACCCATCATCGTTATCATGATCTTTACATCTTAAATCAAGCATACGTAATGCATCATTAGGAACTTCATAAAATCTTTGATCTTTAACTATATCAATCCTAGTAGTAGTAGTATGGGTAGGGGATATAACTGCTATTTCAGCTAATGCTTCTTTAATGTACATAATAGCTCTACCAGTTTGATTAATCCCCGCTTTTTCCATTAATTCAATTACTTTCATAACTCTCCTTAGTGATATGTTACTTCAGCGTAAACGTTACCACTTTCAGAATCTAAATATATTTCACTTAAGTTATCACAACCAGACCCTAATCCATGTAAACATATAGACTCACCTGGCTCTAATGTAAAATGTTGAGTATCTGATCCTAACCCTATTTTTAATCCTTGTGCTGTAGAGGTAGTTTTATCTGAATCTGAAAAACCTGTATTTTTAATATGTATATAAGCTGTTATAGCTCCTGATCCTATTGCAGCACCTGTTGTACCTTGTACTTTGTGTGCAGTACTATGAGTCATAGTAGAATCTGATTCTATTTGAAAATCTCCCGAACCACCTAAACCTTGTGCTGCAGTATCACTTGTTCCAACTTTACTTTCTGGCATATCACCAGAAGATGCGTTTACGTGATATACTTGTAATCCTGTTTTTACTGTCATTCTTGTTGTCGCCATTATCTTCTCCTTCTTCTACGTGCTGGCTGTTGTTGTTGTTGCATTTGCTTAGGAGCCATCATTAAAAAAGCATTATCATATTGTTTTTGAAGTTTTAAAGATTTTTGTTGATATAAATCTATATCCATTTTAACCTTTTGTACTTGAGCTCCGTATTTTTGAATTTTAGCACTATAATTAGCAACATCTTGTTGATAAGTTTGAATAGCTTTTTGTATATCTAAAGTATATACGCTAGTATCATAGCCTGTTTCAACTTGGAATTTTTGTATATTTGAATTTATTCTAGCTACTTCTTTTTGTATGTCTTGTGTATACTTAGCTAAATTACCTTGATACCTTGTGCTCCATTCATTAAATACTTTTGTAAATTCTTCTGTTTGCCATCTTTGTATTTCTTTATTTACTTGAGCAGAATAGTTTTGAATATCTTGCCCATATTGTTGTAATTTTCTTGCTTCTTCACTTTCACCTAATTGAGCATCTTGTACAGCTTTTTGAAAATCAGTTTGATACGCTGCATTTTGTGAATTAAATTCATTTAACTCATCTTGAACTTTAGAAGTAAATTCTTGAACATCGCTTAATCTTTTAGATTCCCATAATTTTATATCTTTATTCATATTATTTGTAAACTGTTGTACTTCTTTATTTACAGATACTTGATATTCTTGTAATTGTTGAACATATAATTGTATTGATTGATCTTCATCTTTACTTGATAGCTGAGCATTTTGCGTTGCTTCTTGAAATTTTGTAGTGTACTCTGTTGATTGTTCAGTAAAAGATTGAACGCTATTTTGAACTTCAGCTTGAAATTGTGAAATTTTTACTTGAATATCTTGCAATCTAGATGCTGCCATTTCAGGATCTTCTTCTGTATTTATCCATGTATTAACATCTGCATAATCAGGTGTATTTAAAACAGGCGGAATATATGTTGGAGCAGACTCTGAAAAAGATATACTAGTACTTGATAATGTAGGCGCTACTGGTGGTATTGCCGTTATGGTTAAATCATTTATAGTAGGCGCTGCATCTAAGTTTAAAGTTGGCTTATTATAAGCAGGAGCGCTTCCAAAACTTCCAACGCTTATAGTATCTATTGAAGGCGCAACAGGCGCTTCAGGTAAATTCATATCAGGTATAGAAGATAATGATAACTCTTCCCAAATAGGTTCTACAAAATCAACACCAATATTAGCATCAGCTAATGTGTTAGGTAATACAGGTTCAGCTATATCTGTAGGAATAGTAGGCATAACATGCTTACTTCCTGCTAAATAATCTAATTCTTTTATACCTGCATATATTGTTACTAAATATACTTTATCAAGCGGAAAATAACCTATTGAAATATCATCATATGTTAAACTGTTTCCTGCACCATCAACAGGATCATTGTTTACATAATAAACTTTATAAGCATCAGGATTACTGCTAGGTTCTGGATAAACGTAAAGTTTTCCATCATCATGAATTAAAAATGCAGGATTATATTTAGATGCGTAATGTATACTGTTTATATCAGTTACTCTTGATTGAACATCTACAGTTATAGGTCTACAAGCTCTCCAATCATTATCTGTACCTGATTCTCTAACAACAGACAATATAGTAGCAGAATTTAAATCTAATCCTTGTGCAGTTTGTTCAGAAGAGGCTCTTTGATACTGACTAGCATCTTGTGGTTTTAAAGATATATGTCTATTAGTTACATCTAATACACCTTCTTTTAAAAATCCAGTACATCTAGTATTTCCATCTGAATCAAGTGTTAAACCTGTTATTGCTTCTACGTCTGTTTTAAAACTCATTTTTTCCTTTTAGTTAAGCGACCCACCCCCTGAGAGAACACACTATCAGAGGGCAGATCTATTTGTTATTACTATGCTATGTATTTAGCATTGTAGAAGTTACTTCCATCACAAACTACATCACAGAAATCACCTGCTGCGTCTATATTACCTGAAGAGTTTACAGTCGAAGCTGCTCCAGATTTATATACAAACTTAGCATGCCAACCTGCACCAGCGTCAGCTGCATCAGGTAAAGTTACTGTGGCTGCAATGCAAAGAAATATCTTTCCACTATCGGATGCTTTAAGAGTTACAGCGCCTTCAAGTGTTTCCACCATATTTTGCGCCCAACCTGCTCTTGCACCATTTTTAGTTTGTGCCATTGTTCACCCCCTTACGAGTCAGCGCCAACAATACCATTAGCTGCTGAACTGAAAGATTCACACCACCAAGTAGTGCCATCATTCCATAATTCAACATAATCACCAATGACAGAAGTGCCACTAGCAAATTTTACTAAGTTATTGTCTACCGCGTTTATGCTCGTTGATGGATCCATGCTAAAACCTTTAATGCCATTAGAAGCACCACTATCAATTTTAACATCATTTGAACCAGCATCAGTAAGTACAAATCTAAACCATAACCCAGCTTCGTCTGCAGGTAATGTTACCGTAAACGCAGCGTCTTGGTCTATAGTATAGATAGTACCACTGTCAGCAGCTGATAAAAGTGTAGCAGCAGCTATTGCTCCTGTTTTTACTTTACCATCAGCAGCATACTGTAAGTTGTCACCATCTTTATTTTGTCCATATAAAGGTATACTCATCTTAAACCTCCTATACCCAGATAGCGTGAGTTTCTGGACAACACCATTCCATTCCCGCTTCTGTTAAGATTTGATCCACTCTACGATCGACACCAGAGTTCTCTAAAGTCTGAACCCCTACGTAGACTGATGTATCACGATTGATACCGTTACCAACTAATGGTCTGTATGCACAATATTTCATGTTGATACCAATCATTTTAACATTAGTACCATCTAAGTGAACGTTACGTGCTACATTCATATCACCATATACAGTTGATATTGTTGTTATATCTACACCAAACACTTTTTTCTTACCTGATATAGAGAAGTCTGCTCTATAATTAGGTGAGATTTCAATGTTATTAGCAAAGTATCCAGATAGTTTATGCAACCAATTGTATACTGCTGTATTACAGAAGAATACAGTTGAGCCTGCATTATTATATCTAGGATCTAACATTGCTGATAAATCATCTAAGAAATCATCTTGTGTTTTAGTAGCTGTAGATAAACTAAATGAGTTACCATAAGTTTGAATGAAATCAACAGCACCTTCAGTAGTATTAGCTGTTGTATTCATTGAACCAAACAATAATGAGTTTTCAATATCCCATTTATGCTCAATTAGTTTTTCTTTCCATATACGAGCCCATTCATTACCTTCGTACTTTAACACAGTAGCTCTATCAGTATTATTCATAACTGCTGAAGTTTTGAATATCTGAGTTTGTCCATGTGAAGTACTATAAGGTTGATCTGCCCAAGTTTCTGGATAACCAGAACCTGCAGCGTGAGCTGAACCAACTACATAACATTTGAAAGGTTCGCAAACTTCTTGAGATTGTGCTATTTCAGTACTTGTTGTACCTAAACCAGGACCACCATTTGCAACTGAGTCAGTTGGATCTGGATAACGTCTAGCAGCAGCAGCACCTTTTACACAAGTAGCTTTAACTATTGCGTAGTTTGCTGTACCTAAATCAACTGAATTTACTTTCCAAAGCTCATACTCTGTTGGAGTATTAGAATCTGAAGAAGCAGCAGCAATTTTGATGATTTGACCTGGAACAAAGAATTTAGGCTGAGTTCCTGTCACGCCAGCAAAATACTTTACAGCTTGACCTTTAATGTTCTGAAGATTACCTTCAGAGTTGTAATCAGTATAAAATTTAAACGAATAAACGCTTGAATCTGCTGTTGCAGTATGATCTCCAGCATCTGGATTAGCAAAAGTGTTTCCACCTGTAGCATCATATCCAATCATATAAGCGTATCGTTTAGTGTAAGACGATCTTTTTTCAGTAAACTTGAAAGCAGGATCATCTGTTGGTTTTTTGGCAACCATACTCAAAAATCTAAAAAATGGATCTTGAGCTAATGCTAGTTCTGAAACGTAACTACCGAAGTTATACTTTCTACGCAACGCGCCAGTATTACCTGCGGTCGTTTCTATCCCAGTCCTGGCATCATGGTCTTGATCAGAAAGCATAGCGTTTCCAATCACAGTATTCATATCTGCCATTTTTATCTCCTAACTATTTTAAATTAAGTTTGGGAGATTTAATTATCTACCCAAACAAGTTATCTACGCTATTGTCATTGCCAAGAATAGAATCAAACACACTTCTGTCTTCTGATACTTCTTTTCGACCTTGACTATTAGCTCCACTAGCAGATGTAGGCATATTTCTAACATTCTTCATTTGGCTAAGCATTTCTGTTTTAGTGCTTTGAGCAACATTAGCAGCATTTTTATCTTTATTTAAAATATAATGTATATCTTCTAAAGACATTCTGTGATTTTGAGCTCTATCCTTAAAATCAGCATAATCTTCTTCTGACATATTATACTTCTCTTTAAACTCTGCTTCTTGTTTTTTTATCTCATTAGCTCTATTTATTTCATCAGCTCTTTGCTTTTCTTGATTAACCATAGCTCCAACTCTTTGTTCAACCATACGGTCAACATGTGCGTTCATAACTTTCGCACTATCAGAATCTGGATCAGTCATTGCTTCGTGCTGATCAAAAACAAAATCTTCATCAAGTTTTAATTCTTCTTGAACTGATTTTGCTGGTGCTCCACCATTTTGAAGATAGTCTTTGACATGTTCTACAAGTCCACTATCATTTTTCATAGCGTCAAGAACAGGTACAAATTGTTCAACAGATTTATACTTGTCTCTCCACTTAACGGCCTCTCGACTACTATCCGTATATCGCTTTTGCCAGTCTGTGCCGCTATTAGACTGTTCTGCCACATTATTGGAGCCTTCCTCTTTATTAGCGTGGGTTACCTGTTCAGGGGCCACTGGTTGATTCGGGGTTACCTCAGTGTCTACTATACCACCATTTACTTGGTTTTCAAGACCACTAAAGAAATCCTCGGAGCCTGAGTCATTAGATGCTGATGCTGACTCTAATGAGTCGCCTTGCATACCAATTTCAGGGTTACCTTGAGATTCTTCCATGATTTCTCCTTTATTCTAGTTTATAGTTTATTCATTTTTGGACCTATTATCCAAATCTTTTTTGTAATTTTGTAAAATATCATTAGCTCTAGCTTTATTTAAGTTAGCTTCAGCCGCCATAGTATTACGTAAAAGCTTTTGTTTTCCTGCTGTATCTACCATCTCTTTATTTAAGTTAGCTTTAACTTGTTCTTTCTGTCTGTTGATTTCAATTTCAGCATCTTTAACTTTTCCTTTGATACCTGCTTGAACAAGTTGTCTTTCAAGAGTTTCAATAGTACCTTCTTTATCTTGTAAAGCAGATTCCATTGACTGGATTTGAGATTGCATCTGAGAATATAAAGACTTACGTTGAACAATCTTTTCTTTATTTTTAATATCTGTTTCAGCAAGAACAGCTATATCATCCACAACTCCCATTTGCATTAATTGTTTTAGTTCTTCTAAATAAGCCCATCTATTTACAGGTAAAGTAGAACCAGAAACAACTCTTACATCAAATTTAACTGAAGTTATATCCATAGATTTACCTATAGCTTCACCTAAATCATTATAGATAGGGATATTAATTTCTTGATCTTTACCTTCTTGAATTGCACTAGGCTGTATTATTCTAAATCTTTTATTAGCTGTGTATGTTGCTTGAGAATAATTCATTAAAACTTGACCAACTTGTCTTAAAGCTGGCTCAATACAAGTATTCATCCACTGTTTTATTCTTCTTGTTCCATATTCATCTAAAGCAAGCATACCTCTATAAGTTTCACTTGCGCCTCTAGTATCACCCATCATAGAACTATATATACCTGCTAAATATTCCATATCACCTTTACTTTCTTGAACAATAGTAAAAAATGCGTTAGATAATGGAGCAGGTTGAACTGGTGTAGGCGGAGTTACTCCTGGCCTTATTGGAAGTAAAGCTCCTGGACTTGAAGAATATCTTTCCCAAGTTTCAGCATCAATAGAACCTTCTTCATACATCCATCTTAAACTACTACCCAAAGATGCATTATGCACCATAATTTGATGTGCTTTATTTATTTCTTGTTGTTTACCTATTAAAGGAGCAACTGCACTCATTGGATAAGGAGTTCCTGTCCATTTATAATGAAAAGGTATTAATGGATATTCTGTAACTGTATCAGGTAATATTTTACTATACAACAATTGATCTCCTACTACAACAGTTTGTTTAACTCTTGTATTATAAAATTGAATTTGATCTACAATGTTATTTGCTATTGTTGGATTTTTTAATATTAACTTATATTCTTTTTCAGTTATAATTTGATTTTCAATTTTAGAAGCTTCTGCTTGGAGTTTACTCATACACTCTTGTTGATAAGCTTGTATTTGTTGTTGCATCATTTCTTGAGCTTTTTTTATTTCTAAATTATAACGCTCTTCTAACATTTCTCCTGATTGTAATGCAATATCCATTTTTTGTTTTTGCTCTAAAAACTGAACTTCTAATTCTTGAGCCATTTCAGCAACCATTACATCGCATTGTTCTTTAAGTTGTTTTAAAACTTCAGGACTAGGAGGTATTCTATAAAATAAATTTACATATGATATTTTTACTTTTTCATAAGTTTCAAAAAATTCACACAACTCATCCGTTTCTCCACCAGGTGTTACTCCTTGAGAATTTTGCTCCGTATCATCATTATACATAAACAACTTTTGATCTTCATCTCCATTAGCTCTGATACTAAATGATCTTTGGCTAGATTCATCACTGTTTGATTTTCTAACTTTAGCTTTATATTCTGGAAACACATTTATTAAATGATGTCTTGGTAAAACTTTTCTAACCATAACAAAAGCTGCATCTCTAAATAACATATCTCTAGATTTAGGATCTACATATATATCAAATGGCTCAGGGTTTTGAACAACAACTTCACCCATACCATTGTCAGCATCTTTATCAACTGAAACCATTAAATATCCTATACCTTTAGTAACACAATCATTAATAGCATTATTATATAAAGTTGATCCATTAGATCCCGCCCAAACATAATCAGACAAGTCTGACATTACAGCAGCAATATCAACATCACTTCCTTCTACACCTATTGCTTGCCATCTAGGATTATTTGCTGTAGCGTAAAAGTTTAACATTTCAACAACAGGTAATATTCTATTAATTGTAAAAGTAGGCATACCTTGCTCTTCCAAAGTGTCCTTTTCTTCTTGAGTTAACTGCTCATCATGAGCAAACTCATAACCTTTTTGATTTATATTTTCCCATTGCTTTCTAGTCCAACTATTAGCAAGATTATATAACTGTCTTATTTCATCAACTTTTTTAGCCATCATTACTCCTTAATTTCAAAATGTGGAAAATCATCAAACCTATTATCATGTACATACCAGTCTTGATCCCAATCTCCACCCCATCTAAGATTTACCCCCATAGACTTAGCAATGCCAATAACAAAACCAGCAAAAAGATGGAAACGCTCTCTGTCGTCCCAGTCAATAGGATAAGGCACCACATCAGCAGCCCTACTTGGATTAGAGTTATGACGGCCATTGGGCCAGTAAACCTTTGTTTTACCTTCTTCATAAAGTTCATTTTGTCTTACCTCATCTCTGTGACCTTCTATAACAGCACAGTCAACATGTTTAATTACTTCATTAAATACTTTTTGCAACCTTTCATCACAAGTTGCTAAATTCTTTTTACTTCTTCTTCCAAAATACGGCATAATGTTCTCCTATTTATCTTTTATATATCCATATATTTTTTCTATATTAGTAGTGTCCATTGGCTCTAATAAAGGATCTATAGTCATTTCAGGTCCTGTATATTTTCTATTTTTGTTAGGTTCCCAATAATAATCTTGAGCATACACACTATCTAAATAAGTCATTAAATTTCTATAACTAGCTTTAGTTTCTGGATCATTTTTAAAATACCAAGCTTTTACATTTGGTTGATGAGCAACTTCAGGGTATTGTTTAAAAAACTCATGAACAAATCTAGTTGCTCCAATATGTCTTGAATCCCAGTCCCATCCCCAAAAATAACCATAATCTTTTGCCGCTGTTCCTATTGCTCTGTAAGGTTTTTGAGTAGCATAAGTTTTTCCATCCATAATCTTACCATCTATGTAAATATTAAAATCAGCAGCAGCACCAAAGTTATGCATACCAATAGAAGATTTGCTCTTTCCTGATGTATATAAATCCCATTGTTTATCTAAATCTCTATGCATTCCATGTTGTTCATCTAATCTTACTTTAACATCTTTACCTGGATATTGAACTCTTAATATTTTTTCAGCATTGAGAGCTATTTGTCTAGCATTTTCATAAAATTTATCACTATCCCATTTAGGTCTTTCTTTAGGCTTTTCTTTTGAAGGAAGCTTTGTTCCAATTACATTACCTTGATCATCATACAATTTTTCTACATAACTCATGCTGTAACCCAACTCCTTGCTTTTGGTTTTTGTTTGTACCAACCATCTTTACTATTAGAAATACCTTGAGGAGGATAAGCATATTTACAAGCATAAGCTAATGCATCTATAGTATCATCATGCGCCATACGTGGTCCAAATGTAGATATTTCTCTATGTAAATCATAATGATTTTTTTTAATATGTATTTGCCCTACTGAAAATCTTTGAGCAAGTATTTCTTGTATTCTATCTCTTTTAGACATACGAGTACCTGGTTTCTCTTCTTTAAAAGGAACATTAAATTGGTTTCTTCTTCTCATTTCAGCACGAATAGCTTGAAACACTGGCTTACTCATAGTCGTATCCTCGATAGTAAATAAAGTAGGTTTATAAAAATTTGCATAATCAAATATATAATCTACTATACCTTTTTTGTCCATACCTGGTATTCCAAGAACAGGTAAAGAACGATTTCTAATATAATCTAAAATATATATATTATTATCTGGCGTTACTGCAACAGCCAGTATAACGCTGAAATCAGAATCCCTCCTAGCACTATCAGTAGCGGGATCAACACCCACATAGATTGAACAAGGCTTTGGATCTTCTCCATCGGGTATAACAAAAGTAAGGCCAGTTTCTTCATCTTTTGTAAACTTCCCATCCCAAAATTTAATATGATCTCTTGTAAATATCGCATCTTCTTCACTTTGCACCTCCATCATGTATTCTTGATAAAATTTTTGTGGAGTTCCACTATCTGCGTAGAACTTCTTTTTTCTTTCCATTTCTTTATGACCAAACCATGAAGGCCATAAAGGTGTTCCGTCTTCTTGTAATGCTTTATAAGTTATAACCCTCCAACTAAAATCTTCGTTCTCTTTCTTGGCCTGTTCATGACCTATTAAAATCTTTTGTATAAATGCATCATAATGCACTGGTGTTCCATTAATTCTTAATCTTCCTGTTTTTGGCTCGAGTGCAGGAAAGACGACAGCAGTAACGAGGTTGGATATTTTAGCCCTGCTTTCTGGCGTAATCGTATTATTCTCATCTTCAAAATCATCGAGAACAATAAGATCATAACGCTTATGAAGCTTAGCCCCACCACGAATACCAGATAGATTGGACTTAGAAATAAGTTTACAATTGTTTTTAAGCTCAATGTCATCTTCTGTCCACTTCCTCCCTTTTAAATCACCAAAATAATATTTAATTCTTTCATTATATTCTAGGTGATATTTAATATAATCTAAGTTAGGAACTGATATTTTACTACTTGCAGCAACCCAACCATAAAACAAAGGTTCAGTAGCAAAGCAAAAATCATGTAATATGTTACATTTAGTCAATACAGTTTTACCATGTCCCCTAGGTAATATAACAGCAAGTTGCCTGCAAGATAAATCGTTTAATGAATCAGCTACTTCATAATGAAAAAATGGAGATTCACTTCTCATAAAATCTTCATGTAAAAACAATTTACCAAATGCAATTAAATCTTTATGAGCTAATTGTAACTCTTCTTCTGCCTGACTTACATTTCTAGAATTTATATTAGCCATTATTGCTCACTCCAAGTAGGATAATTTTCAGGATTTAAATATATATTATCATCAGGATGATTTAAATGTCTAGCACCTTTTGTTCCTGGAACACATTTAATAACATATTCTCCACCACCATAAACTGTACTTTCAGAATTAAGTCTAGTACCATCAGCATCTTGTGTTTGCCCAACAAATTCTGGACCATCGCCAAAAACCCAATAATAATTTAAATCACTTCTACAAGATTGATTTGGACCTAGCCAATTAGCTTGTTCTCCTGATTTATATAATTCAGTTATTTCAGAAGCGCTTAGAGCTTTATTGTCCCAAACGCCTATTTGAGATATTGCTCCTTTAAAATTACCAGCTTCACCATTAAGCCTATCTACTGATCCAGCTTCTTGATCTGCATAATTACTTCGGATTCTACCTATAGTCATCATATCATAATCAGTTGATGAACTAGCAGAAAACGGTATATTGTGTGTTAAAGTTCCATCAAGAGTAGTGTTTCTATATATCTTTAAAATATCATCATCACCTGAACCATTTAATTCGGCTGTAATAGTAAACATGCTCCATGTATTAGATGAAAAAGAACCAGAAGGAGCAGTGCCACCTTCATCAGCCCAAGTAGCACCTCCACCAGCTAAAGTAGAATGCAATTCTGATGATTCGTGACTTTTAAATGCAAAGTAAGGTTTCAATCCTAAAAGACCTATTCTAAAATTCATATTAGCATCAGAACCTATTGATTCTCCATTAACCAGTTGGTTGCCGCTGAAATCAAGTAACGTTTGTAATAAGCTTCCACTATAATCTGACTTAAACCATATAGATATACTAAAATCTCTAGCACCTTCTGGCCTATAAAAAGCTCCGTAACTTAAATTTGCATAAGCATGTTGATCATCAAAATTTGTTAAAGTTAAACCACTACCACTACTTGCTGTGTATGTAGTAGGTGAATTTCCATCAAAATTTAATTGAAACTGACTAACGTTGCCTTCAGTATTTTGCAATCCATTTGGAAGTTCTGTTGATTCAAAATCAGATTGAACCATATTAGTTGCTGTAAGATGATTACCATAAGTACTCATATCAACAATTCCGTCTGTACCTGTACTACAATGATTTTCATTTAAAGGCCAATAAGCGTGTATTTGTGTAGGATATTTTCTAAATAACATTTGTGGATTAACTCCATAACCATTGTTATATAATTTCTTAGAATACCTTTCAATACCCCAACTATCATCAGGCGTATTATTTCCTGACCAAACAATAAATTGAGTTATGTTTCCTGTAAAGTCTCCATCACATAAAAGTATATTATCTCCACCACCGTTATCAGTTCTAGCAAAATTAGTATTAGTATATTCTAACGTTCCATTTATATACACTTCTAAATCTTTTTGAGAATAATCATATCCTATACAAATATGATACCATGTATCGTGATCTAAGTCATAATCTACAGTTGTATCTATATAAGAACTTCCATCTCCATGAGAGACAACAAGTTTTTCACTGTCACTACTACCATCTACGTAAGATATTTTTACTCCATTAGGAGTACTACCGTCACTATCTTGCACTTCAAATATTATAGCTGAATGAGTACCACTTGTTGAACTTGCATCTGCAGTTGGCATAAACCAAAAAGATATATTATAATTATATGCGTATGCCATATAATCCCAACGTTCATCACCAGAGTTTACTAGACCACTCATAGATGTTTGATCGTTATCAGAATCAGAAAAAACAACAGAACTAACTAATGCGTTTTCATAATTAGATAAGCCTTCATTAAATGCTGGTTTTATAATTGATTGACCTAATCTTAACATATTAGCCCATATAGCATATACATTTCATAGTGTTAGATTGTAAGCTTATAGAGCTCCATCTTCCGTATAATATTAAACCTCTAGGAAATATATCACTACTAGTTATAGCGTTTCCTCCAGCTTCGTAGCCCGTTCCTAACATTTCACCTGAAGCAATACCTGCATAATCATTGTTTTCTGGAGTAAGTGTATCAAACTTACAATCAGTTAACATCATAATTGCCATAATTACTCTAGGTTTACTTGGTGTAAAAGTTGTTGATGCTGTATCTAAATAGACGGACCCTAATTGTCCTAATGATGCGTTTTGTGCTTCTTGCACAGTTAAGGTTTGTAAACCTTTATTAAATCCAAATGCCATATTACCCTCCTACCCTAAGCACTGGCTGTGCGTGAATGGGTTGTTATTTATTAATATCCTATTTCTGAAACTGATTTTCTTTTAGTTCTTGTTTCAAAATCTTCAATTTTATTTATATCTTCAAAAGATAATTCTTTAAACAATTCTTTATTTGCCTCTTCAGTAGTATAAGGAACTCTATCATTATCAATTACATCTACTTTAGTAGGATCATTTGTTTCGTAATTAGCAATAGGCGCAGTAGTTGTTTTAGTATTTACATTAGCCATTGCAGGTTTGGGAGGCATTTTATATTTTGTCATTTTTCTATCACCAGTCATAGGCGGTTTATTAATAACTTCATTTTCAACACCTCTTTCTGCCATATCATAAGTTGTTTGCCCAGTTATTCCTGACATAGGAGCATCACTTTTAGGGTACATAGTAGTACCTTTTGTTTGATAATCTTTTCCCGCTTTAATAGGATTAAAGTCTCTATTTTCATAGAAATTATATACAGTATCTACTACTTTAGAAGCAGCTGCAGTTCCACCAAGTTTTACTATACTTTCTATTAACCAAGATATTGGGCTTGTTTTTCTATCAGGCATACCTGGTCTTGGGCCAGGAACTCTTGGATTAGTATTTTTTCTTTTAGTATCCATTAATACCCCGCATCCGTTGGACTCTCTATTCTTGGATTTCGCAACGCCTCTGGAGTACGTGAAGGATCCATAGGGCCGCTACTAAAAAAAGGATCATGTGGAAAAATATTTTTATTTAAAAAATCTCCCCCACCTTCTCTTGACCCAAAAGCTTTTAAAAATTCGTTTTGTATTCCCATACCACCTGGTTGGTCTCCAAGTTTACTATAAAATGCTGATGCTTGGTCTGGATTATTCTCAAAGTATTCAAACATATTGCCTTCTATATTAAAAGCATCTGACCCGTCTGATTTGGTTCCTCCAAACTTTCCCATGCTAGAAAATCTACCTGTAGAAGTAAAATCACCAACATTAAAAAGACTTTTGTCACCTTTTGCTGAAGAATGCATATAATCTATAAAAGCTTTATCTTTACCTAATTGATCTAACTTATCATATTCCATAAGTTGTCTTTGTCTTTCTCTATTATCCATAAAATCTTTGGCTCTACCAAATACTCTTCCTTCTTCACCACCTTGAAATAGACCTTTATCATCAGTCATTGCTTTCATTATTTTATCCATTATACTCATTTGATCTCCTTCGGCCTTTCCGCCTCTGCTATTTTATCTTTACTAAAACCTTGGAATACAGCTCCAGTAAGTTGTGTAACTTGTGTTTTGTTTTTATCTTCTAAGTCCATAATATCTGCAAGTTTAAATAAAGCTTTCAGTTTAGTTTCATCTTTTTCAGAAGACATAGCAATAGTATTAATATTTTTTAATATGCTATTTTCATTTATACCTAACTCTTCTAAAATAGGTTTTAATTCTTCTTTCATAGCTGTTTTTATCCTTGTCGTTTTTACTAGTTGTCCAGCCCGCATTCCAGCATAGTGCGGGTCATTCGTAGGGAACGCCTTTAGATACGCCTTGCGGGCATCCATACCAGATGCTAAATACTGGACAAACTGATGTTCTCTACTAGATAGATCTTCTCTATCTTCAATTCTTTGATTTCTCTCTATATGTCCACCTATACTATATATATTAACTCTTTTAGAGGTGTCCATTTTGGTTTTGTCTGATACTATAAATGTACCAGTACATGTACCTATATATCTTTGCTGACGAATTTTACCAGCAGGTTTCATCATTGTGCCTTCTCTTAATATCTGAATAACACAACCATCATCTGCTTTTACCCAGTCACCTATAGAACCTTTTCTCCAGTTATAGATATAGTTTATACTACTAGGTATTTCATCAGTATCTTCAAATACTGTGTGTTCTATTTTATTTACTTTGTATGTTCTCATATATAACCCTAACCCGCCAAGGGTTAGATTAGGCTATTCCTAATATTTCATGATCTAAATGTTCTATCATATAATCACCCATTTCTTTACTAATGGGTATATCTACTCCATCTACTTCAATACAATAATCTACTTCATTAAATTGTTCTGATAAGTGAACACATTCATCGCTTTTACCATCATATATTATTTTTAGCACATATTCTTTTTTTGCCATACTAGATGCTCCTAACCCCTGACACAAATGAAATTTTTTTTGAAAAATTTATTTAACTTCATATTTCGTTTTGAGCCAGTTATATTCTCCCATACTCAAACTTATAATAAAGCAATTTCTACCAGTTATCGGGGACAAACCAGATCTCTATATGAGGAGGCAACCCAACGTCTGACCCTCTACTTGCTTGTTAGGCCTTCAAGGGTGATAATTGAATTTCTTCAATTACTGATGGCTATAATATAAAACATGTAATATTATAAAAACAATAGAAAAAAGGAAGGTTTTAAAAATTGTAGCATTTTGGTATGCGGTCTTTTCCACAATGGTACCCCCTTAACAGGGGTTTTTCACAATCGTGATTACGTTATTTTTGGATTAGGATTTTTTGAATACTTTTAACAACGGAAGGAGACGTATGTCTAAACTAAATAAGTATGCGAGTGGTAAGATAATTAATGGGCTTACTAGAGCTGATGATATCAGTGTATCAGAAGAAACTAAGACTGCTGTAGAGAGTGTATCTGTAGCTAACTTAGCAGCTGGTAACACTGAAGAAGCATTAATAGGCTTTGATATGTTACGAAAGTTTCAGACTCAAAAGAACATTGAGGGTATGCTCGAGATGTTTGCTAAGAGTCAAGCAACTACTAACAAGTTGATAGAGAAACTCGCTGATAAAAAGTAAATCTTTTGTAGAGAGGCTTGAACACATTCGGAGATCGGCCTCTCTAACTTTCTTTGTTATTATATTAATAATTACTTGTAGTTATTGATAGCCTGTGTAGACGGTGTGTCTGCAGTAAATCATGCGCCTATGTGTATAGTATATATATACCAACATATAGCACACATAAGAATTAATGCGGGTGTGACGTCTGGTGATGTCGACTGTCTCATAAGCAGGTCTTGATTGGTTCAATTCCAATACCCGCAACCAATTAAACTGTTCCACTGCGAACCTATGAGATGGGCTATATCAGAGTCATGAACTGAGTTGCTTAGCGCTGGTCTATCTCATTAAATGTTACAAGTCAACCTTTCTAATAAGAACTGTTAAATATAATAGAAAGGAGGTGTTCATGAAGAATGCTACTTGTAAGAAATGTACTGTGCGTGAGCAGTATATTACTACGTTGCTTGACACTGCTACTAGGTATAAGAATGCTTATATCAAGGCGCAGAAGAAGTTGCGTAACAGAGCTGGGAAATAATCCTGGCTCTTTGAACTCTCAAACCAATAAGGAGAAATTATGGCAAAGCCTAGTGTTGTAGATGTATTACCTGAAGAGGTAGTTGAATTAGATAGTATTGAGAATCAAACGCAAGCTTTCTTAGTTGCGATGAAAGATATACTAGATACTCAGTGTAGAATGATGATGGATAAAGATAATTATGTGGAACGAAGACGGATTGAAAGAATTGTATTGCCTAAGGGCTTTAAGATAATAAGTTCATAGATTTTATGTATAATGAATAATAGGTCGCTTCGGATCTATAGGATAGCATATGGTAACATATGTTAAAGTTAATAGCGCCAGCAATGGTCCAACGGAAGCAAGCAGGTATTGCTGCTAATCTCAATGGGGTAATCTCTGAGAGAATGGTAGTCAGGCTGATGGTAAAGCTGTGAGTATGGTGACATACAATAAATAAACCTGTAAGATACTTAAGATGAGCCTGTGGGAGGTGAGTCTGGGTGTCATGAAAACATGGTAATCTCGTAGTGATATGAGATATGTCGTGTCAAGATTTGATGTCTCCCAAAGACATTGGAAGAGTCTAGTTATGTATTCACTGTCGTAAGATAGCGAGCATATCCACGAGCACTGGACTTGGGATACCTAAAACTAACTTAATCGTTAAATAATATATAAAAATGAATATAAAAACGACAAAGTTCTTGTGGCGTTACAGAGCATAGGGCTCTAATACCTTACACTTAGGTGAATAAGGTGCTGGATGGTTGGTCAACAACTTGAAAGTTTTGTGACGAAAGCGTCAGTCTTGGGTCTGCAGCCTGGGATGTCATTGTGACTTAATTGATGTGATTAGTTGCTGAAACAGCTGTAACGTTAAGAGTGGTAGTCTATAACTACTGAGCTTGCTGATGTACTTGAGTCAAATCAAGTGGATAAGTCCAAAACCTTCGGGAACATAGGACGAAAGTATCAGCGTAAAGAGTGTAATCTCAACTCTATAAGATTTGTCTTTAATACTTCTTATGTTTAGTATAATTAGCTAACTAACAAAGGAGAATTTATGTATTATATTAGGGACAGATAATACAGCCAGTGTAAAAGCTGGCTTTATTTTTTTAATAACTTGGAGGTATTATGGAACCTGGAACTTGGTCTTATTATATAATGTATGATTTTGTCTATATAATTAATATGCTGTTAAGTATTACAGTTAAATGTTATGCTATAAGGTTTTTGCATAATGTTATAGTAAATGGTAGGTGGCCTAAAGCTAAATACTGGTTACATTAATTGGTAGGAGACATGATCTATAGGGGTCTTAATGACAAGTGCCCAAAACAGCTATAGATCTTTAGCGCCCATCATCGATAGGGTAACCTGAGGCAAATTGTACTGCATGATGCTGTTGGTGGGTGCTTACTTAAAATATTAAGGTAAATTAAGAAAATACCTTAAATAATTAGGAGGAATCATGGCAAGAGAAACTATTTGGATAGAAAAAACTAAGTTTAGCAATACTTTAAAGGATATTGAGCAAGAATTGGAGCATGCAGAAAAAGTAATAAGAGCTATACAAAAAATGATATTACAATTTAAAGTAGCAATAATATATGAGGAGAAATCTCAATGAAATATAAACATTTAGTATATGATGTTACAATATTGCAGTCAAAGACAGTTGGCAACATAATAAGAGCCTTATTAGAAGGTGAAAGAAATAATAATTTACAAACAGTTGCTAATTTTCTTGTTGCAGAGCGTAGAAAAGCTATGAATTATGGTGTTTCTCGTAAATCTAATAGTAATAGTAGAAAAACTACTGTTGATAGTAAAATGCTTAAGATACTTGAGCTAAAAAAGAAAGAAGGTATATAATGGGATTTGATTTAAGTGGTGTTAACCCTAAAATAAACAAAAATATATCTGAGTATAAAAATTATGACCCTAAAACTGAAATCTGGAAATCAGATGATGAAGAAAAGCGTAAAAAATTCTTTGATGACATGGATAGGTATCATAATGACAATCCAGGAATATATTTTCGTAATAATGTATGGTGGTGGAGACCTTTATGGGACTTTGTTTGCATGCAATGTGACGAATTTATGACTGATGAGCAAAAAATGGGTGGTTCTTATAATGATGGTAAGCTAATAGATCAAGAAACAGCTGCTAAAATAGGAACAAAACTAGAAATATTGCTTGAAGATGGCACTGTTGATAGATGGGAAGAACATATTAAGAAAAGAAATGAAGAATTAGAGAAATCTGATGATAAAGAAAGAAGATTTTTAGCAAGTTATCCATTTTCAAGAGAGAATGTAGAAAATTTTGCTAAATTTTGTCTAGAATCAGGAGGATTTGAGATATGTTAACTTTTTATCCAGTAAGAACTGAAGAAGATGTCTTAAAAGACATAATAATCAATAAAAATAAGCAATCTAAGCTAAAAATAGAGCTAAATAAGCTTATTGATGAGCTAATATTAATAACAAATGGAGATAAATGTGATAAATTGGACTAATTTATTTATTTATTCTGGAATGTTCATACTTGCCATGGTAATGTGGTATTATATAGTGAAATGGTGGTTATAATGGATATAGGAATGATAGAAGCTAATCTAAGAGTACTAAAAAAAACAGTCGAATACCTGCCTGATGGAACTATAAAAGAAACTGTTCAAAGACAAATTAAACAGAATTTAAATCATATAGATGACTTTTTCGATCAGTTAGCAGAAGAGGCTAAATTTATAGAATCATACGAACAATCAAACCAATAGGAGGCTATATGGCAACCAAAACAATAAAATTTCTACAAGGTGGCGGCTTTGTAGAGAGACAAACTAACGCTGATACTGTTGAACAACTAAGAAATGAGTTTCCAGATGATATTACTTCTAATGCATCTGTTGCTGTTAACGGTGTATCTGTAACTAATGCTCACGCTATTGCTGAAGGTGATATTGTTGCAGCTGTTAATAATAATAAGTCTGGCGGTGACCAGTAATTATTAATTTATAACTTATAGGGCTGTAGTG